CTCATGCTTGGCATTACATCTAAGCTAAGTATAGCTTGCTCTATCTCATTGCTCCACGAATCATTGCCTAGCTTTGGACGTACTACATTATCCATGTAGCGTCCTACTGTCTCAGCCCATGACTCACGGCCTTTGCCATCTACATACTTAGCGTAGCGTGACTGGTGTATAAAACTCTGATAGTCTGTTGGTAGTAAGTTACTCATCTAATCCTCCGTTGTTCCAAGGGTAGCATGGAACGATGCTTTGTTTACAATACTTCTTGTTGTCTACCAGTAACACTGGCAATACTATTATTACGAATATACAAAATAATACAGGCCATATTAGACCTCTCATATTACAATAGTTCATTTTTTATACCACACTACATATACAATCATTACAACTAACCAAAACAGTATAGTTGCACCCATGTATATGTCTGTCATGTCAGTCATCTGTTATCCCCACTTCCCTTTATAGTTCCTCGTTCTTGTCTACTCTTTAACTTAGCTAGGTTCTTTAACGCTACCTCTGCCATGTCGATCTCTAGGTCACGACACAGTGCAGCAATATACCACAGCACATCACCTATCTCTGCTGCTATGTCTTCCTTGTTGAACGTATCATCACGCAACATCTTCTTGATCTTACCTTGTACTTCACCTGCTTCATTACCCAAGCCCAACGCAGGGTAGATGATAGGGTCAGTATAGATAGCAGTCTTCACTGCTTCCTTTTGGTAATACCCCATGTCCATGATGGGTGACTGCATGTCTGCGAAATGGTCTATGTCTTCCTGTGTTATCATTGTCTCTCCTTAACCATTAGGTTCTGTATTTTAATATCGTCTATGTCATGCATAATATTATTTATTAAATCATGTACATCCTCTACGTGACTTTCTTGATGTGAAGATAAAAAGTTATTGTCTTCATCTACCTCCATCACGTATGTAACACTAAACTTGCGTTTCATTTGTGCTTCTCTTTGTATACCTCAATAAGTTTGTTTAGATACCACTGTGCCTTTTGTAAATCTTCTAGGCCACCCTTGTAGTCATACCTCCATACGTACTTCAGTATGTTACCTTGTAGGTATCCTTCTTTGTTGTGGTTAGTTGCAGCAAGGATAGCGTCAATACATTCTATACCTGCTTGGTTATAATGCGGTGGATGGTTTACCAAATCTTTTTCCATTTCATCAAAGTCCTTAAACATATCCTCTACATCAAAGTCTATTTCAAACTCTTCTTCTTTACTCATGCTTCACCTAACGTCTTTGTCCACTTGGTTAACTTGATTACATTACCATCAGTTTCATAATCCATATCCTTTGAAAGATCAAGTTCTGATTCAGCATACTGTGTAGGAAACATTTCTTTTATTAGTTCTACTCTGGCTTCATCATAGTAATCGAATAGTTCTGGATAATCGTCCAATACATTAGTAGTTGCTGCCATAGTTAAAGCTAAATCCATAGCTGCTCTCATAGCTATAGGGTGATGGCTTTCACCAAACACTAAGCCTGTCTTTAGAGATCCATTCCATTCACCTTTTTCATCTACTTCAGGTTTTATTACTATAGCAACTTCACCATCTTCTATTTCGTGACCCATTAGGATCTCCTTTTAACTACGACACGCTGCTCTTCCATGCGCTTGCCTTTTTCTATTAGCCATCCTTCAGGTATTACACGATGCGCCCACTTGAAGTTCTTCTGATCACACCAGTCACAATACCTAGACTTAGCTCCTTTATATAATCTTTGTTTAGCGTTGCTGAATACAAACCTGATGTCTAGCTTTGGATGCTGTCTCTGTATCTCTACGTGTTTGCGTCTATCTGCAGAACTAAATAATCCTTTTGTTTCTATTATGATACCGTTGTCTAATTCAAAGTCAGGTGTGTATGTACGATAGCGTAAGTCTTCCCACTCTATCTTTATCTTCTCATACTCTACTGTCTTCTGTCTAGTCTTTAGAAACGTAGCAGCCTCTTGTTCAAGACCGCTACGGTATAACCTTTTGTTATGTCTACGTGGCAAGGCCATCACCTATTAAAACGTAGTCAACTTGTGGTGGGTTCTTAGCTTTAGATACCCTTGATGGTAGTGTCTTTAAACTATCCCAACACTTATGTTTGAAGCTACAAAATCTACAGGAACTATTGAGTACCATGTTACCAGATGCTTTCTTGTAGAACGTTTCAGGCACAGGTTTAAAGCATCTCTCAAACGGTTCATCTTTTTCTATATAGTTTACCGTTTCCTGGATATCTTCTATCACCTTATCAGAGTCAACCTCCGAAGCACTGACATACTTAAACTCACCGTTGCCTTTGTTGACCACCCACCAACCGCCTACTTCCTTTCCTGCAGCCTTAGAATAACCTACTAATTGTGGTATATATCCGAAGCCATCACCCTTTTGTAATGCTTCGAATGAGTCAAACTTATTTGTGTATGACCAAGGTGATGCAGACTTAACATCATCTATCTTGCCATCCATTTCCATGTCGTACTCACCCTTGATCTCCTGTCCATCAGGTAGCTTGAGTGTGACAGTATCATTGTCTTTGAACTCAGCACCTGCTGCACGTAGTAACCCTTTGAACACAGCTTCAACTAGATCACCTAGTATCATGTTCATCAGGAAGTGTGGAGGCAAAGGTATCTTATCTTCAGGATCGTTCTTCTCAAACCACAACTGGCACTTAGGTCTGCCTATGTTAGACATACGTAGTCTGAACTCATCACGTGGCGGTGAGTTAAACTGTTTGTCCAAGGCAGCTTTAACATCGGAGGCAACCAAGTTGGTCACCTCCTCTGTCATTGTAGCTTCACCCTTCATAGCCTTTTGCAAGAAGCTAAAGACTTGTAGTTCAGCAGGGTGGTTCATTACTCATCCACCTCCACGAAGTCATTGTTGAGGATCTCACCGACAAGTTCTGCATCACTATCTGTACCACCTTTGGCACGTTCATGGTGTAGATCTAGTATCTTACCGTTGCTAAACTCAATAAGTTCTAAGAAGTCTTTGAGTGTGTCATTGTCATCACTGGCAAGTTCAACACTGTCACCTGTGTTTGCTTGTATCTTACCAAACTTAGCACCAGTAGGTATGCTATCTTCCACACCTTCTAGCTTGATGGTAGACATGATAGGTAACATGTTCTTCTTCTTGAAGTTACTCATCACACCATTGATACTCTTCAAACTGTCACGGTTCTTTACATCCATGACAAACGGCATACTTGCTGCAGCATCTACTGGCTCACCCTTTTCATTCATAGGGCTATCCAATGATACAGTACCGTAGTATACCACGACACGCTTGACTGAGCGCATCAGTTGCTTGGTTGCATCAGGTAGTGAGTTGAAGTCTTCGATGTAACCTGATGGTCTACCTAAGTTGAAGCCACCAATGCTATCCTTCAAGTCACCGTTGAGAGAGTTAGACATCACAGACTTTTCCATCTCTTCTGTCTCACTGTTCCATCTCTGCCATTGATTGCGTTGGGCAAAGACACGAACTGTAGCACCATTACTGTAGACTATATCATCCCCTGTCTTGAGGGTGAATGCACCTACTGGTACTACCTCTGTCTTTATCATCTTACCATTGAGATCCACCTCACCCATGATAGGTTGATGCAACATTCCTAAACGTGAGATCGAAGGCGTTGATGAATTAACAGGTGCAGATGATACACCCATCAGTTCAGCCATAGACTTTCCGCTTTCTGTTGCTACTGCTAGTTCATTACTCATTCTATATCCTTTTCTATAGAGTCAAAGAGATCTTAGTTATACACTAAACGTCAACTGTGTCAAGCCAATTATCCCCTATCTTTGCTTCTAAAAGCATTGGTACATTCATCTTTATTCCATATGTCTCCTCTATTATGTTGTTCAAATCCTGGTTCATAGTCCACACCATAGATAACACTAAGTCTTTCTCATCAGGATGGACATCAACCACCATAGAATCGTGTACAGTATTAACTAAACACGACTTCATATGTCGCAAACGTTCATGCATTTCATTCAGTACCACTGGCACTACATCACCAGTAGCAAAGCCTTGCACTGGGTAGTTCTTTATCATAGTGAAGTGCGTTGGTACACCACTGTGACGTCTTGTCACATCAGGGAAAGCATACTGTCTACCTGATATGTTTGTTATCTTCAAGAAGCGTAGTGCTTCATCAGCTAGGTTCTTGTGCCAGTTAGCTATGCCTCTGTACTTATCGTTGAAGTGTTTGTAGTACGTAGCTTCAGCTTTTGTACGTCCGTAACCGCTTGCCCCAAAGAGTGGCGCAAACGTGTGTTCTTTAGCTTCTTGACGTGATGTTGATTGCCCTGCATCAGTAATAACTTTTGCTGTGTAAGCATGTACATCGAAACCAGTTGCAATCTCTTGCATCGCTGTTTCATCCTGTGCCAAGAACGCTGCTGTCCTGAACTCAAGTTGTGCAAAGTCGGCCTCCATTATTAATCCATTGTTAAATCTTGATACGAATACTTTTTTTACTGGGAATGTACCTCCTCTTGGCATGTTTTGCATGTTGGGATTTCTTCCACTGAAACGTCCAGTGGCTGTAATACTTTGAGTAAGTCCAACGTGCAGGAAGGAGCTTCTCTTAGTGTAGCTCCGTATTCCGTTGACAAAAGAAGATAGATAACTGCTGATAGCATTATGACGTTTAAGATCAGATATGAAATCAATAGCCTCGTCCATTCTATTTTGTTTAGCAGTTGAAGAAAGTACATCTAACTCATCCTTTCCTGTGTTAAATCCATTAGCACTGACCCACTTCTTGCTTGGTGCAGTGAAGCGTAGCCCTGCTACTTGTTGTGTGTTCTTTAGTTTGTATCCTTGTGCATCACAATCTTTGCATTTATTAGGTCTAGCAAACTTTGTTCCATCTTTTTTAAGTCGGTATACTTTACCCTCTCCTTGGCAACTAGGGCAGGTGTATGCCGTAGTCCTGTAGATCGGTGAGGAGTTGGCTGCAACGGCATCCTTAAACTCTTCTTGTGTCTGTGTGAACTCGAAGAGATCAGCCCATTCCTTCTTGTCATGTACCCTTCTGCTGAAGAGGACTTGCGATTTCTGTTCAGGTGACCGAAGGTTGATCGGAGTGTCGCCCATAAGTTCCCTGACTTTCTTTTGCAGACGTGTTTCGATCTCCGCTTTCTCATACTCATACTCCTTTGCTACTCGCTCCAACTCTTGAAGATCGACTTTGAATCCTGCCATATAGATTTCTGTAAGGGTTTTACAGGTGTTGAAGGTAACACGTCTAACGGTATGGAGAGAGGCAGCATCGGGTTTGCTGTATTCTTTTTCTTGGGCATGGAACAACTCGCAAGTAGTAAGCAAATCATACTTGAGATAATCACAAAGCTCCTCATAAGGTATTTCATTTGTGTTCTTTCCTTCTTTAAAGTATTTCTTTAGTGTGTCTTGTTTCTTAAATGTTAACTGTCTACGTTCTGCACAAGCCTCAAGGCTCAGACCATTCCTCTGTCCACGATCAAGTATATA